TTATTATTTATTTATTATTTATAATCTATTTTATTTTTAGTGTTTAATATTTATCAGTTTGCTTTCTTATTAGAAGTTACAACATTTTTTTCACATTTCCAAATTTATTTTGACATAAAAATACTCTACCAAATTAATGATAGAGTATTAAATATTTTTTAGTTATACTTCTTAAGCAGCACTACCGTAAACGATAGTTCCACCATTTAATACAGCAGTTGAAATAGCTGTTGTAGTATTTGAACCTGAAATCCATGTTGCTGGGAATTGTTCCATACCAGTTAAAGTAACTGAATAACCATAAAGGTCACCCAATGCTCCACCTGTTTGAATTGTACCTGCTGTTACATCCGAACCTAATTTCTCTCCAACTAATAATGCATCTCCGTTGTTAGTCCAAACTATAATTTGTGGTCTACCGTATGACATCAATTTTAATTGAGTAGTCATTTCGTTAGTCAACTTCTTTAAGTTTAATACTAACTCCTGAGAGAAGAACGTAGTTCCATTCTCACGAGATGAATTTACTGTTTCAGTATATGCACTTGTTCCTTTTAGCTGATAGTAATACAATACACTTCCTGAAGGTACTGCAGTTACTTCGCCATTTCCGTTTTTAGTGAAAGAACCTGTTGTATAGTTTACGAAGTATACCCCTTGGATACCACCAATCGATTCTTTACAAACTTCGTTTCTTCCAGCTGATAAATTACAAGCCATATCTTTAATGTTTTAATTTGTGTTTTTAAATATAAGGTGGGAGCTTTTTACACTCCCGACCGAATTAGTTTTTATTAGTATGCTCCGTAGTAAACGATATCAGAACCCACACCGAATTGTGTACCCGCTGTGTATCTCATAATAACACGATAGTTTTGAGAACCATCGATGTTAGCCATGTCGATAACTTTTACTTCGTTGTAGTCACTCATTAAACCTGTACCGAAGAACAAGTTAGATTTTTGAGCTGCTACGATTTTGTCAGAACTCATACCTGGTACCATTGCAATTTCAATACCATTGAAGTTGAAAGGTTTTTCACCAACGTTGTATTGATTGTTCCAACCATTTGCTCCTGCAGAACCCCCGGCCAATGCAGCTTGATATGCTTTACCTACGTTTGTTGGTACATAGATGATTAAATCTTGCTTACCATAAACTGTGTTAGGAATAGTATCAACTACTGATTGTAATTTAGAAAATACGTTTGCAGTTGTGATTGAACCAGAGATGATTGCAGATGAACCACCTGTGCTTCTTGCTGGTAATACACCAGTAGATGCTGCGATAGATGCAGACAATGCGTTTTGGAATCCACCGAACTCACCATTTGTAGAGTTAGTACCTTGCCAAATTGATTGCTCAGTTGCTTCAGCTACTTTACCACCTACATAAGAGATTAAGAAGTCGTTGAAGTTTTTAGGAATCTCATCGAATGCAGAGAAACCTAATTGTAATGCCTCCCAAGATGCTAAGAAGTCTTGCTTACATAATTGTAAGTTTACTTGTAATTCTTTTGGAGTTAATACTTGCTCAGAAATAGTTACTGAACCAGTGTTTGTAATGAAATCACAAGATGCGTCATTTACTAATGATGCTACTGCGATTTTTTGGATTACACTCTTATACTTCACGTTTGGCATGATAGTAACAAGTTTGTTATCCAAAGTTACAGCAGATAATAATGCCGCTGCAACGTAACCTGAAGCTGCCTCACCTGCGTATGTACCGCCAGAGATAGTTGGGTTAGCGAATTTTTGAATTTTGCTCATTGTTCTTTGTTTAAAAGATTTTTTAATAATTTTATTTATAAAGTTTTGATAAGAAAGAAGATTGTGCATCTTTTTGTTTCTTACCATAATTTTTTCTATTTGATTCGATACCTGAGAACTTACTTACTTCTTCAGTTGGTGCTCCATCTAATTTTGGTAACTCTTCTTCTTCATCAGGTTCTGCAGCCATTTTAATTCCTGCTTCTTCCTCAGTTACTTCTGAATCTACTGGTGGCATCATAGCTTCTTCCATTTTAGCCATTTTCTTTTCCATCTCATCGATACGATATTGCATCTTTTCCATTAACTTACCTAATTCGATTTCAACAGTTGGTTCTTCATCTTCTGGCATATCAGTATCTTCTGGTAATGCTTCTGCAGTATCAGTTTCTTCTTCCATCTTTAAAGTACCTGATTTTACTGAACCTTTAGGGTCTGCTTGCTCATTTACTTTATCTTTTTGTACTTGTTGAGGAATTTCTTCTACTGGCACCATTTCTAATTCAACATTTTCTCTTTCAGCGATTTTACCATCTTTGACGATTACTTTAATTAGAGTTTCGTTTCCTTCAGTATCTTTCAATGCTAACTCATGCTCACCATCTGGAGCTGGAGTTTTAGTACCATCTTCTGATACTATATCTAATGTTTCACCTACATCGAAAGTAGGAGATTCAACGATAGTTCCGTCTTTTAGTTTTGCATAAGTTAAAGTGACTTCTTTTTCATCCATAGATAAAAGACCCAATATCTTACTTAATACAGTTTTTGAATTCATAGTTGTTTTATTTATATATTGTTAATAACAATGTTAGTTTTAAAAATAGTTATTTTTGTTTATGCGAAGAAGCTCTGAGAGAACACTTTATAAGTTTGTCGTATTTGTTTTGGTGTTAATAAGAATGGATATTGTAAGAATGCAATTATTCTCATATTAGATGAAACACCAAAATTTGTTGTTTGAGTTGAGCTTGTTGTTCTTGGAATATTAGTTGTATCCGTTGCAGATAAAGTTTGATTTATATACAAATTATGTGTTGTACTTGCATTTGCTTCTACACTTACCATATTATATCCATTTCTATTATTACTTACATCTACATTTAATGTTGTGTTAAAAATAAAACTATTGAGTGTATTACCTGAATCATACATATCAACAAATAAATTAGCACTACCTGTTACTACAGTATTTCCACTATTTGTAATTGCTATACTACTTGCTCCTGCTGCCAATGGTACTTTTGAATTCCATGGATTTAATTGAGTTCCATTTAATTTAGATATTGTAATAGTAGTTTGTTCTTGAGTTGACTTCCAATCCCATTGTAGATAATTACTTAAACTTGCAAGTGCTCTGGTAACCATAGTTCCACCATTTGTTGCTTCTAATGTAGGATAAAATGGACCTGGATTATTATACGGAATAAGTGAACCTGTTACATTAGCACTTCCAACATTGTATACTATATGAGATGAATTAAATGCAGATGTGCATGTTGAGTTTCCAAAATCAAATATGATATCTGCGCCAGATACATATTCATACCTTCCAAAAAATACTCTCTCACCTGAACCTTTTACAAATGGTTGTGGTATCATATTATACAAATGATTGTGCAGGGAATGCGTACACCGTTGTACTATTAACTGCTGTAAATGAAATTATATCAATGTTGCCTGATGGTGATGCTGCGTAGAACGAACCAGATGGTTGTTTTACGTTATTACTAAATGATGCACTTGCACCTGTTGAAGTATTAATTACTAATGTTGCAGTTACACCTGCTATTGGGTTTGTTACATTTATATTTGCCGAACCTGATAGAGTTAAAGTGAAATAGTTTGCTATACTTAAATCAATACTTGCAGTTGCTAAAGTTATAGTTGATGCTGATACATTTTGAAATACAGAACCTGTAATAGTCAATGAACCACTCATAAGAAGTGAACCACTCAATGTTTGATTTCCTATGAATGTATTACTTCCAGTCGTTGCATAACTTCCTGTTTTAGAATTTAAACCACTTAAAGAATTTGCTATTGAAGATGTTTGTGAATTCAAACTAGCTATCGAATTATTAACCGATGCAGAATTTGTATTTAAATTAGTTATTGAAATTTGAGCAGATGCACTAAAGGTATTTAATGATGCCGTAGTTTGTGCTACACTTCCTGTCCATTGTGCTAATGTTGTATTTCTAGCATCTTGTGAAGCAGTATAACTATTCAATGCAGCTTGTGATGTATTATCAGATGATGTAAATGCGTTTAATGCTGCAATAGAAATACTACTACTTGCAGTATATGCATTTAACGATGCAGTTGTTACTGATAAATTTTGATTTTGTATTAACTGAGAAGAAGTAAATGCATTTAAGTTTGTATTAGTTATTGCTTGAGAAGCAGTAAAACTATTCAATGGAGTAAAATCCACACCTACTACTGCTTTACCACTAACATAAGATGCACTGATACCATTACCACTAAAAGCAATTTGATTAACGTTATTAACAAAAGTTGCTTCATCATATATCGCAACTGATGTACTGAATGATGATGTGTAAGTATTCAATTGTGAAATACTACTATTTGCACTTTGTGTAAATAAATTAACACCACTATTGATTGTCAATTGTGATGCGGTAAATGCGTTTAGAGAATTGAATGCAGGTTGTTGAGATGCAGTGAATGCATTTAAATTACTTACACTAATATTCCAGCTACCACTATTAGATGTATATCCTATTTGATTAACTGTTGAGTCAATGAAATCAGAATTAAAACCTCTTAATAATGTAGGTGTAATATACCCCGTAGTATTATTAGGAAAGTTTGTTGTATTTTCAACCTGTAAGGCTTGTTTAGATAATTCAGACATATCTTATTTTTATTTTTAACTTTTAATCGAATCCTGTATCGTAACCATTATCAAATCCACCTTTAACTTCTGGCGGTGATTGTATTTGTCCAATGCCTTGCTGCATTAAAGCACCATTACAACACTTAACATCGTATGTATTTGAATCTAAGCAAAGACATGCTCTTCTACTATTCTTAGGAGAAGATAATCCGCGTGTTGGACCTATGTAAATGCCAGAGTTATTCTCTCTATTTACTGAGTATCTTAGATTGCCACTACGTGAGTTAGACCACTTGCCCATAATTCCTTTTTAGATATAACATCATTAACTCCGAAAATGATTATCGCCTTAACTTATTCATTGCTTCTTTGTGCATCATATTTTCAAATGAATTCTTATCTGCTTTATATGCAAGATATAATAAACACTTCTCTAATGGTTGAAGCGTTACTTCATCGATTTTGGTAATGTCTCCATTGGCGAGAGAAATGATTGTTGAATAAGAGCTCCACTTCTTTCCAAAATTGACCTCATGCTGGCTGGATACTCCGTCAGAGTCATAGAGTTCAGGGTAGAATTCAACAAGTCCATTGATAAATGAACAAAAAAAAACAGCGCTCCGAAATGAACGTCCATTGAAACATCTAAGAACTTTTCCCATTCCATTTTACCATCGTATGTCTGAATAGAATACATTCCTTTCTTTCTTTTATTTGTTACAGGTCTATATAAGATACTCATTATCTTTGCCCAATTATCATCTATTGCCAAACTCTTAAATGATATAATGTCAGAATAAGCGCCATATGCCATCTCTGATAAATTAGGTTCAAATCCATATTCAACTCCATCTATTGTCACAAATTGTTGTAGAGGTAAATCAGTATTGTTCATAAACGATAGTAATTCAGCCTTTAGTGTATTGTAACTATCTATGCTTAACTTTTGACTATACTCTACATCTAATCCACATAAGTGCATAAACATTAGAGCAGTTACTGCTTCCTCTTCATCCTTATAGTTTGCCATATCCTTTGACATTGCCAACCACTTTCTTAGAGTGATATCAGCATATGAGGTTGGTACTTTTAATTCAATTTCCTTTTGCATATAATATTTGATTTAATAAATTTGTCATTTTTCTTACCTTTGCTTCTTCGTTATCTAACTTTGCTTGCATCATTATAATGCCGGCACGAAGGTCTTCGTTTGCCTGTTGCATCTCCTGTGCATACATTATGAGTTCTTTAATCTCACTTGCTGTCCAAGTTTGTTCGTTAGAAGTTTGCATATTTTCCGATTGATATTGCATATGTGCCTTTCTTTTGTGCTTTAACTGATAACTTCATCATTGCTACATAACGTGCTGCATCTATTAAGTGGTCTAATCCACCTTCAGGATTATCAGTAGTATAACCATATTTGTCAGTAGCATATTGATAGGCATACATTTCGTTAATTAAATTCTGACTCTTTTTGTCTATGTGTATTTTATAATTGTTCATTACTGATATACCAAACTTAATACTATCCTTTCCTTTGGTAACTGCTTTTGCATTAAATCCACTTCGGTATATTTCTTCAATTAGTCTTGGTTCTGCTGAATCACACCATATCTCATAACTCTTATCTATTTTTAAATCAGTTAATTTCTTTACAATGTCCGATGTTACTAATCCTCTTTCGTATAGCAACTCTTCCAAATAAAGATTATCTCCCGACTTATAAACAGCACATAGAGTAGTGGGGTCGCTAGAGAAACCAAAGTCCATACCAAAGCCCACAAAATCGGCATCGAAATCATCAACCAAATCAAATTTAAATATCGCCTTTTCATTCGGCGCAAATTCACCTTTCCCATAGATAGTCCAATATTTAGGGTTCTTAAATTCTAATTCCTCAATTGCCTTAACCATATCAGCCGGCAGATATATGTTATCCTTATATGTGGTAACAAACCTTTCACAGTCTACCATTGTTCTTAACCAATGATAAGGTGATATAGTAGGGTTATATGCTAATATGATTTTACCTGATGTTCTAATACTTAACTGAAAATAACTTTCCTCATCTATCTCTGATGCTTCATCCACAAATAGAATATCCGATTTTAATCCTCTAAGTTTCTCCGGGTCATCTGAATTAACAAACTGAATTGTACTATCACCTAATCTATAAATCCTATCAGATATATTAAAGTCATCTTCTCTCCATACTCCAATGCTTTTCAGTATATCGCTGAAATCCTTTATTACTGTTCGTTTAAGCGATGGTATTGTTCTCCTTACTATTGTTACCGCCTGTGAGGTTTTAAGTGCTTCTACGATAAGGTATTGAAGAATGGCGTATGTCTTACCACTACGTGTGCCCCCTATGTGCTGAGTCACTCTACTATTTGATTCTAATAGATTCTCAAATGTAACTGTGGTATTAATTGTTACTTCCACTCTTAGTTATGTTTACTGATATTGATTGTATCCTTTGTTCTATTTCAGCCTTTACTTCCGTTCTACTTAACTTAGGTAAAGTATATTCCATTAGTTTCAAAGCCAGTTCTATTGCCCTTTCGGGGTCATCTTTCCTAATTTTATCTAAGTCTGCTGATAGTGTATCCAGCGTATGGTCAACTGCTCTTGCTATTGTTAGTTTCATCATCTCCGTAGAACGATTCAGTGCTCCTTTCGGGCGACCATTACTCAGCTTATTTCCTTTAGTAAATGCCATAATTTGTTATCTTATGTTATTTTAACACTACTCTTCGGTTTTAGTAGTGAACTCAGGTGAGAATACCCAGCGATAATATAGATTATCTTCCTCATCGTAAATAGAAACCCAATGTGTATCTATCCAATCCATTGATACGCATTCTATTCGCTTGTCCCGCATAAAGCTCCAATTGAATATCATTTCGTACATCTTACTTTGTTGTAAAGATAAGCTTCCAACCTGTTATCAGAAAGTAGTATCCGCAATATACTAATCCAATCCCTGCTAATACTACAAAGGATATCATTAACCAAGTCAGTCCTTTTAATAGGATTCGTTTCATATTTAGTCTATATTTAATTGTCTTGTATCAGGATATTCAGTTTTGATTCTCCTTATTGATTTACTTTGATTCTCTCTTTGTGTTTCATCATCTCTCCTGTCGACAATCCATTTCATTATACCATTACCTTCAATCTCTTTAAACATCTTATCGTAATGTGCTTGCTTCTCTTCCCTCGTATAACACTTACTTAGTTCTCTATTTATTCTACGGAAACGGCTTTTAGCTTCTCCACCTTTACTATCAAATGGGTAACCATCTTTCTTTGGTCTTTTATTATTTTCATTAACCTCCTTTTGTAGTGTGAGTGTACATGGATTACATCTCCACGTTGCTCTAATAGCATGGAATGGTTTTCCGCAATATCTACATATCCTATTCTCAGGACCCGTCCACTTTACTTTATTAAACATATAACTTTTTATTGTTCATCCTTAAATGGAGATTCTATTATTTCTTTTAAATGTATTCTTATCCGTTTTACTGCTAAGAATGTCGTACTCTTACTTATCTTTATATCGTTTGCTACTTCATCTAAGGTCTTATCACTCATCCAATATAACTGAAAGAGTTTAGATTGAGGCCATAACTTAGTTGTTTCTAATCTACTTAGTTCTCTTTGTACTTCTTCGTATGCTTTCTGAATTGCTAAATCCTTTTCTGTATCATAAGGTATGTCGATTTCGTTATCAATCACATCTTCAACATATGTAGTCCGATTCAGTTTCTTAGTTTTGTTTATGAATCGGTGTCTTAGAAACTTAGAACAATAAAGTAAATTATACGAATCAGTTCCCCAAAATAGTTTAACGTTTTTCTTTTTGTGTAGGTATTCGTATAATTCACTTACCAAGTCCTCAGCGGTTTCGTGTTGTTTAGTTATCTTTCTGGCAACCTGCAACAACCAGTTATGTGATTGGGAATATAAATTACTCAATCTTCTTTCACATTCCCTTTCTATGTTTATGCTGCCTGATACTAACATTATAATTTAGATTTTACCCATTCTCTCAATTCTCTAACTGCTCTTCCCCAATGTCCAGCACTGCTTGCGCAAGTGCATGGACGGTTTTCATCTACTCCTCTAACTCTATTGAATGAACTCCAAATGAGTGGTGCATGTTGTTCGGGAATATGGGATGTGATAGAATCTAATATTCCTTTTAAATGTTGGAACTCTTCTAAGTTAAGAGGAGCGTAACGAGATTCAGGTAAATTAGGTTGTATATCTTCCATATATTAAAGTGATTTTAACTTAGGTAATTTTAAATCTTCTGCTTTTGGCTGAGGTGGAAGTGGTTGGCTAGGTTGGATTGGATTACTCAAATCTAAAAATGGTTTAATCTTTTCAAAGTGCGGATGATGTCCACTAAATGATAATCCCAAGCAAGCGAATAAGAGAACTAAATCCTCTACTCCGTTCATCTTTGAAAAATCTACTAAGTAGAGTGCATCTTTGTTTACTTCCGTTCCTTCTAATGTAATTGTTGTTTGTTCTGACATGTTGTTTGTTTTTTGTTTTAATTAATACTATCTAAAAAATTTATCTATTCGACTGGATTTCCCCCAGCCCCCTCTATATTTTGATTCCGGATTTACATCCACATAATTCATTGAGCCAAATCTTACGAGCTTCACAGCCACAATCTTTGTACCCTAATTTGAACGCAATCCATCCAGCGAGGTCTTTACCCCACCCGAGAGTAATTACTTCAATTAAGCCCTCTACAATGTTTCCTAATTTGATTATACACATTACTTCTTTCCTTTTATTGTTTGACGAATAAGAGCTGCTACAAATCCACTCATTTTAAAACCATGGTGTTCGCAATACTCTTTTAACATTCTATGTGTTTCTTCTGGCAGTTGTAATAACTTGTACTTTTTTTCTACTTTCATATTTTTATTTTATTGTATGTTTAGGGATTTGTTTTGTTGTTTGTATAACTGAATAAATGTTTTTTCAATGAATCCTAATTGCTTTCTATCTATTCCATCTAATTCTAATACTACATCTATCTTATGATTGTGAAAACCAAATTTTCTGAATGAATCATGTAATAATGGTAATTTAATTTTACCCCTTCTAAAATGAGCTTTATGTTCTTGCATCCTAACTGAAATATGAGTGTTAGTCATTCCGATATATACAAATCCATCTGGCGAAGTAATTGAATAAATCTTGCCGGCTTTATCAGCACGTCTATATCGTGAAACGTTGATAATGTGTTGTTGTGGATTGTTTCTTTGCCATTGTACGTGATGTTCAGGGTTTTGAGTTCTAAATTCTAAATTATCTTTTGAATTACATTTTTTACACTTTGGTTGTAATCCATCAGAACTTGCTGACATCTTTGAGAATTGAGTGGTTTCTTTTACTTTACCACATTGTTTACATTGTTTTGTTGTCATATTATTATTACTATTTACTAAACATAAATATACAACAAAAAATCCAAACAGCAAAATAATTAGCAAAAAAAAAGTCAGCTGGAATATGACGACCAGCTGACTTATATAATAAGGGTGGGAACACAGCGTAATAAATTAAATAGTAATGTTGCTGTATTTAGATTAAGTTCCCACAGTATAAACATAACAACTCTATCTGGAATTGTTATTACAAATATACTAAATTTATTTTACATTACCAAAAACTTCATATAATTTATCAAAGTCTATTTTATTATCTTCTGTACTGTATTTAGTTATAATAGAATTATCATTAGCATTTAAATTATCATTTACAGTTTCATTTACATCTTCATTTTCATTTTCCATACGTTTAACATATGATTTAGATATCTTCTTCACATCTATATCATTTGTTTTTTTAATTCTATTATTTCTTCTACTTTCAGTATAATTCTTTCTTTTATCAGCTTCTTCTTTAAGTCTGATATTATAATAGAATCCATCAGAGTCTTTGATAAACTTTTCTGCTACTTCAATATCTTCATCATTAAGTTTAGATTTTAAATCAGCTAATGTAAGTTTACCTTTTTGATGCTGCAAGCAAAGTAAATAAATATACTTACCTCTTTGTTCATCAGTCATTGATAATGTTCCTACTAAGAAATCTTGTGTGTATAATAACACTGCTGGGTCTTTTGCCATAATTTTATGTTTTAAATGTTTATAATGTTTCAAATATACGAATAATATTTCACATTTCCAAATCATATCTTATTCATATGTTAATAGATATCATTTGAAATTATCAAAAAGCAAATATATAACTCATTGATTATCAGTATGCGTTATAACGTGTTGATTATCAGTATTTTATAATTTATTGATTATCAACCAGTTAGCTAATTTATATAATTTTCTTTATAAAATACTTTGCAATGTGAAATATTTTTCGTATATTTGGGTATTCAATTAAACTTAAACTTTAAAAGACATGAACAATTACAACAATCCAATTTTAGATGAAGTAAAAAATAAGTATCTTACTATTGAAAAGATGGTAAGTATCTTTGTAAAAAATCCAGATGCAGCAATGCGTGGTGTATTAATTAGTGGTGATGCTGGATTTGGTAAAACACACTATACTAAATTAGGTTTACAAAATATAGATGATATTGATAATGTAGATTATTGTAAAGGTAGTTCTATTACTGCAGCAGCTATGTATTGTAAATTATATCAAAGTAAAGATGCAGGTCAAGTATTAGTATTAGATGATGTGGACATTATTCATAAATCAACCGCTGAACGTTCTGCTATTTTAGATATGTTTAAAGCAGCAACTGAACCAACTACTGAAGATAGAGTTATTGAATGGGGTAGAGCATCTCAAAATCAATTAATGAAAGATAATAATATCCCTTCTAAATTTGTTTTCAAAGGTTCTATCGTATGGATTACTAATGAAAGAATTGAAGATATAGCTGATAAAGCTAAAACACATTGGAATGCTATTAGTTCTCGTTTCAGACAAATACCCGTTTGGTTAAATGAGCAAGAGAAACTTATGTACACAATTCACTTAGTTGAAGATATTGATATATTAGGTCCAAATTGTAATGCAAAAGATAATGGCTATTCAAAAGATATCATTAAAAAAACAATTGATTATATTCGTAAGAATTGGAAATCAATGAGTGATATATCTCCACGTATTTCAATCAGCATTGCTGATACTATTGAGAATTTCCCAAAAGAATGGGAAACATATTGTGAATATCAATTTTTAAATAAATAATATGAAAGAGTTTAAATCAAAATCATTAATAGGTTTAGATGATTTAGCGGATGAAAAATACTCTTTATCATCTATTTCTAAAAAAGAAAATATTAAAGTTGCGTTACAACATAGTAAATTGCAAGGTAAAAAGAATGCAGAATCAGGTCATATGAAATCAATTCAAAAGATTGGATGTTCAATTGGTGGTAAAGTTGGTGGTATTATGACACGTGATAGTGGTAAATTAAAAGAACATAGTAAATTAGGTAATGAAGCTAATGCACAAAAATATGGAACACGCATATATGCTACTAATTTAAATACAGAAGAATGTTGGGAATATATATCAATAAGAGAAGCTGAAAGAGATTTAAAAATACAAGCTCCAATTATTAGAAAAATATTGAGAGGTTTACAACCAAAAACTAGATGTGGTTGGACATTTAAATACAAACAATAGAGTTCTTACTAGTTCCATATAAAAAGAAAGGGTAGCTGTTCTATGGCTACCCTTCTTTATTATGGTTATTCTCGTACCTTACAATCCTGGTCCGTATTTACTTTTACTTAATTCTTTTACTTCCATTTTAAGTTCCTCTATCATTCTACCTAAAGTATGAAGGAGTTCCTTTAAATCATTTATCTTACGTTCATGCGCATCAAGTTTCAGCTCGATGTCGATGAGTCTTACTTCAAGCTCATCTTTACGCTTAAATTTGGTAAACATTTTAGCTACCGTATTCGGATTTGATATAACCACAAACCTTCTTTGCAGTTTCTTCATCTCCGTAACGTGCTTCTTGGTCTGCTATACATTCATCCCAAGGGTATGAACCACCACCTTCTTCAGCTAAACGGATTCCTCTATTCAAAGCATCCATCTTAGCTAATTTCATTTGTGTTTCTATTTTATGTTTGCTGAATTTACTTTTGCTCATACTTTCTTTTTCGTATGTAGCGTAACAAATTGCTGATGCTTGCTCTTGTCCGTATTCATCTATTATAGCTGGTATACATTCCGAAACATAAGTTTGTTCGTCTTGTCCTGCTTTTGGTTTAGGTATTGGCATTTTTTTTTAATTTTATGGTTGATATATAAATTGTCCACTTCCTGTGAATATATGATATACATTACTTCCTGTTATTGCAATCGTTCCACCTGTTGCTCCCATTACACTACCACTAGTATATTTTAATATTACAATTCCGTTTGAACCTGAATTCATTGTTAATCCTGAACTTGATTCACCACCACCTGCACCACCACCTGTATTTGGTAATGCGCTAGTACCTGCTCCTGTTTGTGATGCACCTGCTCCACCTCCACCAATTCCACCTGCTCCACCTACTGCTTCACCAGGAATATAAAATGTTCCAAATCCTCCACCACCTCCACCATAGTAAGCGTTGTTTATCCATTGAGAACCACTACCACCATTACCACCATGTGCACCATTGTTGAAATCATTTCCACCAATTGAAGATGCACCACCTGCACCTGGTGAAGAATAATTAGTACTAGCAGAACCTGGTCCATTTAATTGTGGGGGACCTGAATATCCTAAACTACCACTCCCAGCATATACAAAGAAATCACTTGAAGCGATTGTTATTATAGAAGGTTGTGCAGGAATAGATAATGCAAGTGATGCAGATGAAATACCACCAGCTCCAACGGTTACATCCATTGTGAATCTTGGTAATAATCTAATGCTTCCACTTTGTAATCCACCACCACCACCGGCACCGAATTTACCAAATGAACCTCCACCAACTACTAAATAATCTAAAAATATTGGTGCTGGCGCATTACCTCTTCTAACTCGAGTATCACCCAAGCATTCCTGTCTATTACCTATGTAATTTATTAAAGGCATGTTGTTTTATTTTATTTTAATCCTATAATGCTTGCAGCAGTTGAAGATGCAGATACAGCAGTTATTAAACCTGGAATAAATCCTGATGCTGACGCAAACGTCAATATAGAACCATCCACAGTCTTAACTGTTAAACTACCAACTTCACCAACATACAAACCTCCGTATACAACAGATGCAGTTGCGAATGCTCCACCAGTTGTAGGAACTATTGTAGAACCACCTGAAAATTGTCCGTTCTCAACGTATGATGCTTGATTTAAAATTTTGCTCATTGTTTTTTATTTTTAATTTTTTAAATTACTCTAAATGTTTGTCCATTAAATCTACACTTAGTAACGGTATTATAGTTGATTGTTCTCCAATCTCCATCAATATCCAATACTTGCAAATTCACCATACCTTCTGCTGCTTTTGTAGCACTTCCGCCGGCATCTCCGCCAACATATGCTGCACTATCCCAATAGCAAAAGTAATATCTATTATTACCTTCTTCAGTTTGCCAACCAATACGAATAGGATTACTTTGAGTTGATTCCTTCAACATCAATTCAAATGTGTTGAATGAAATTTCACTTAAAGCAAAATTCATAAGTTTATCATATACTGAAGTTGTATTCATTTTATTGTTCTTCTTTAACCGGTACACAATTTGGTGAACCATCAGGTTGTAAACCATAAGGTTCATATCCTTCCCAACACGGATTAGGTTCTATATCCATTTGTTCTGATTTTGCTACCCATGCATCACAAGTTCTACTTGCTGCACATTTAAAATCATAGAACTCACAATATCCCAAATCACCTGCATTTATCACATCCCATGCATCATTTCCACCAATTGCTTCTGCTATACAATCTAATATCTTTTGTGTTTGATTGAATGCTGCACAATTACCACATCTTGCAGATTTGGCATCTTCAACAGAATCATTAAACATTTTAGCTTTAGCTTTCCAATATGCATCATTTGGTTCATTTGGATTTAAAGGTCCATAATGAGCTTCATCAATACACTTTTGTCTATTCTTTAAATTCAAAGGAATAGATTGTGTTGCCGGTGGGCATGCTGCCAATCTATATTTCTTTAACTTTAATAATATTTGCTGATTACCTAACATATTATTTCTTTAATGTAAGTAAGTAAATAGTTTGTGCAACTTGTGCAGCAATTTCATCTATTTGATTTTGAATCCAACTTTCTTGAGGTAATGTCTTTCTTTCAGTTTGTACATATTTGTAAAGAGCTTGAAAGTATTTAATTGTATCATCAGTTGAAGTCCAATCAGTAAAATCATGTGCTTCATATCCTTTAGGACGTCCATATATACCTGCGTAAGATTCTACTAAACCATCTAATAAATCTAATATCCTATCATAAAACCCATTTAAAGTTCTATGTTCACTATATACTTCAGTCTGGTTGTGCCAGAATATTACTTGTTGTTTTGCTGAGTTTAATGTGCTCAGAAATTGAACCATTAGATCGGAAGAGCGTC